AATCAGAGGGAAACTACAGTAGAACTAAATAGTGATTCAAGTGCTACTGTAGTGACTTCTGAAAATACAAATGCAAATCTTGATTTTGGAGTTATGCCAAATTTAGATGATAAGCTAGAAGCATCAGATATTAAATCAGGTACAAATATTAATGTTATAACAAATAATGATGGATCAATTACAATAAATGCTTCTAGCTATGATGATACTGCATTATAGAAAGATATTAAAGAATTATATTCTACAAAATAGAATAAATTAGCAGCGGGAACTGGTATTAGTATTAGTCCTGCAAATGTAATAAGTGCAACAACTTCTGCATATAATTATAGAGGCAATGTTAATACTTATGATGAATTACCAACCAAACCATCTGTTGGTGAAACTTATTGTGTTATAGCTGATAACACGAGTTATACTTGGAATGGTACAAGTTGGAATAATGTAGGAAGTAGTTTTAATGAAGCTACAGAATTATCATCAGGTTTAATGTCTGCTGAAGATAAGACCAAACTAGATAATATAACAGCTTCATCTCCTATCATCAATATTAATGAATACTGTGGAGATGGTACTTACAGTATAGATACGGCTATAACTGCTTTATAGGATAAATATAATTCAGATGGAGTTAATATAAATACTAAAGGATTAATAATCACCTACAGGACGAGTGACACCACTTGGGAAGCAAAACAATATACTTCTACTTCAGATGATATTGCAGGTTCAGATTTCTCTACAGTTAGCAATTGGACGGGTTTTGGTAGCGGTGGCAGTGGAGGATCTACAGACTCTATTACATATTATATGAAACTATAGAATAATTTGTCTTCTTTGAGCTTAGCCGTTTCCGCTGATGATTTTTGTTACTTAGATTTTACATATCTATCAAAATATAAATATTCAACGGATACAGAATATACAAACACAGATGAACGTGGTTTAATATAGGTTTCAATAAAAAATTCAAAATATTCAGTATATACAGTTGTTAGTTAGTTTTATGTAAATAGTAATGTTGATTTTACTTAGGATATTTCATCTTTCCTATCAAGTGGAACTAATTATGTTATGTTGAAAGCTACAGGAGAGACTTCTGGACAGATCACACCTGCATTAGTATATACAGTTTAGTCAATATCATTAGCTCTAACTTCACCAAATTTTAGTTGGTGGACACCATTCACGGATGATATTACAGTTCCTTTTTATGTTTCAGGTAATATATCAAAAACATTAATTGTAAATATAAAAGGGGATAATTATTCTTAGTCGTATGAGCAATCACTAGGTACTACTACTTATACTGATACAGCTTATAATATGAAATTATCACACCCTTCTACAGAAGGAGTATATCATATAAGTGCATATTTGTAGAATAGTGATGCTACAATAAAGACAAAGACTATTTCTTGGAATATCATATATGTATAGTCTGATAGTTTATCTAAATTTATGTGTGTGAATGCTATCTCTACAGATGTGAAGAATTGGTCAGAAAATACACTATTTAAATATTCTATATATGATGCAGGGCTTGCATCATCAAATGTGATATTTAGTATAAATAAAGATGGAACAACTATATATACCTCCAACGAAGGTAATGTTGCTACTGCTACAGAAAACTCATTTGGTTATTCAATGGAATTAGACATAAGTAAAACATCATTTGAAATAGTCGTAGAGGCTGCAGATAGTAATTCATCAGATTTGACAGATGAATTAACTTTTACGGTTTCAAATACAAGTGGATATTCAGCTATTGAAGGGGCTATTTTTTATTTAAATTCAAGACTTAGAACAAATTCACAAAGTAATAAGACTTCTATAATAAATGCTGTCGATTCCTCTATTTACAATGCAACTTGGACAGGGTTGAGTTGGACTAATGATGGTTGGACAACAGATGATGATGACCACAGATTACTTAGAGTAATGGCAGAAGAACTGGTTAATATTCCATACTAGCCATTTGGTACTGAATGTGCAAGAATTGGCAAAACAATTGAAATAGATTATAAAATCTATAATGTAACAGACTACAGTAAACCTGTTATTACAATAGCAACGGATTCAAATGATACTTTTACAGGATTAAAAATTTACCCAGATTCTGTATATCCTTGCAGTTCTTCTTTAAAGAATAAAGACATACAATCTATTCCTACAGATAATGATGTTAGAATAAGAATGACATTAGTTATAATGCCAGATGTATATGGCAATTCAGGATTTAATCTTTGTTGTATATATATTAATGGCAAAAGAAATAGAGTTTTTAGTTATGCCTCAAACGATTATTGGGCATAGTCTGGTAATATTATTATAGGTTCTAATTATGCTGATATTGATATATATGGAATTAGAATATATAATTCAGGACTAGATTCTTCAGCAGTAAAATAGAATTATATTAATTGGTTAGCTACTACTGATTTAAAAGCAACAGAGGTTAATAATAATGATATTCTTGATATTTTAGGCACATCTATTGATTTTGATAAAGTAAAATCAAAAATGAATGTTTTTACATTTGATAAGGAATTTCCAAACTTAGCAAATCCTAGTAGTGTAACAGGGACATTAACAATGACATTTGCTTCTACAGGTAATACTACGACAATTACTAAGGTAAAATGTTCTGGACAAGGAACATCTTCTAAAAAATATTGGGAATGGAATGAGAAGTTTGCTTTAGGGTCTACATCTGTCGTAACCTATTCTGATGGAACGACAGAGACTGGTATCGTTAAAATGTTTTCTGACATACCCAAGTGTTCAACGTTAACTGCTAAAAAGAACTGGGCTTCATCTATGCAAGATCATAAAGAAGGTTCCGTAAATAGTTTTAATGCTTTGGCTAAAAAAATAGGATTGACTAATGAAGCTATTGATTTAGATTCAACAGTTAGACATTCTGTATACCAAGAGCCATTTGTTGGATTTTCTAAATCAACAGCAGAAGATGGAACTGTTGTTTATACTTGTATGGGGGAATTTACATTTGGGCCAGATAAAGGTGATAAATATTGTTTTGGATATGATACAACAACATTTCCTGGACTTATTTCAATAGAAGGTTCGGATAATTCACCGTTACCTGCTTTATTTAGAGTTCCTTGGAATACTTCAAGAATTACTTATTCAACTACAGATTCAACTTGGGTCTACAATAATGCGAATTGCTTTGACTTTGACGGAGGATTAGCTTCTAATATTTCTAAATGGATACCTGCATATAATTTAGTCTATAGTTGTTCTAATAGAATCTTACCTTTTGATGGAACTTTAGAAGAATTAAATGCTGCTGTTTCCACATATAAATCAACAGGGTTTGACTATTGGATAGCTAAGGATAAAGATGAGAATCAATACAATTTATACTATTATGAAGCGGGTGATGGAGCCTTTATAGGAGCTGACATAGGTAATGGCACGATAAATCTCAAAACATAGTTAGTTGATAAGGGCTATTCTTGGACTGAAAATACCACAACAGTAACTTTAACTACAGAGGTTTTAAATTCTGCCACAGATAATGACACTAAGAATTTGGTATTTATAAAGGCAAGAATAGCAAAATTTAGAGCCGAGATAGGGAAATACTTTGATGTAAGTAATGCTATATTTCACTCTAACTGGGTCGAATTTTCAGCAGGTACAGATAATCGCGCAAAGAATACATATCCATATACATTTGGTACGGATACATCATTATGGAAATGGAGACAAGATGACACGGATACAATCTTTCCAATTACAAACCAAGGTCAATTAAGAAAAGGCTATTATGTGGAAGTGCACGATGTTTATGATAATAACACCAATGTATGGAATGGTGAAACATCCGTATTTTGGAATTTATTAGAGCTAGCATTCCCCAATGAAATATCATTAGGAATGTCTTCTATGCTTAAAGCGATGGAGAGTCTAGGGGGGTTATCTTCAGGCACACATCTTGAAAAAATATATGCTTGGTATTCTAAATATTATTTAGATGTAAAAGAAGCATTTTGTACAGCTTTAGTCAATGCAGATCAGAAGAGATATGATCTTGCAAAATTAAAGACGATTGCTGGCATTTATACAAATGATACTGATCCACTAACACAGTCTTTAGGCGATTTGTTTTCTTGTGAAACTTCTTGGATGAAGAAACGTATTGAATATATTATGTCTAAATATTCTTATGGTGAATTTAGTGCAGATGGTACTGACTCTATAAATGTAAGAGCTGCAGGTAATTTAATCAGTTATGAGATAACCCCTGCAATCAATATGTATCCAACTATTATAAATGGAACATCTGTTATAAAAGGAAGTAGAACCCCTGCAGGTGAAGTCTGTACAATACCTGTTGAATTATCAGGCACAGGCGACCAACAAAATATTATTCAAGGAGCAAATTATTTAATGTCGATAGGTGATTGGCACGATAAATATGTCACAGGAAATCTTATCATTAAAGGTAAAATGCTTAGGGAATTAATTTTAGGAAATGATACAGCATCTTCAATTGTCATAGCAATTACAGGATTAACATTAGGAAATTGTGTTTCTTTACAAAATCTAAAGTTAACAAATATTTCTACACTAACGGGAGTTCTTGATTTAAGTGCGTGTACCCATCTAAGATCACTGTATGCAGGTGGAACATCTCTATCACAAATTAAACTAGCAACAGGGTGTGGATTGTCATATATTAAATATCCAAGTACTAATCAATATTTAGTTTTGTAGAATTTCCCAATTCTTACAGAAGATAACGTGGATGTTTCTGATTGTTTAACTTCAATAGTCGATTATTACATTAATGATTGCCCAAACATATCAAGTCTTCCATTATTGGTCAAAATTATCAATGCTCAACCTGATTCTGGACATTCTTTGAAACATATTAGAGCTACTAATTTTGAAGAAACCTTTAGTGATACGTCTATTCTAGATACACTTGCAAAGATCACTGATGGAACATATTATGGTTTAAGTTCTACAGGACTGGCAGATGAAACTAATTACCCGAAACCTGTTTTAGATGGGATTATAAATGTTGGAGGGAACTGTTATTAGGACACAGTAGATACTTTAAAAGATTATTTTGGATCCACGTTGACTTTAAATATTACAGGATCATATTATATTCGTTTTGAAGATTCTACAGTACAAAATATATGCTCTAGTAAATGGGGAGATGGATCAGGTTTAACTAAAATTCAAGCTGCGGCTGTAACAGATTTAGGAAGTTTTTCTGCTTCAAGTACTTTTACTAGTTTTGATGAACTTAAATATTTCAATAATGTTACTAGTATAGGTGGCTGGGCATTTGGTAACATAAAAACTTTAAAGTCTATAGACTTAAGTAATATAGTTACTTTAGGAGTACAGTGTTTTCAAAATTGCACATCATTAGAAACTGTGAATTTAAGTTCTAAGTTTACAACCGTTACTAATTGGTATGGTTGTTTTATAAATTGTACTAGTTTAAAAAATGTTGGTGATATATCAGGTCTTACTCAAATATATGGTTCTTTATTTCAAAGTTGTAATGTTTTACCTAGTGTAAATATAAGTAATAAATGTACTAAAATAGGAGAAAATGCTTTTTATGAATGTTTTGCTTTGACGTCTATAGGTGATGTATCTAAAGTAACTATTATAGATCAAAGAGGATTTTATCATTGTACTTCTCTTACTGATTTAAGTTTTCCTGAATGTACATCTATTGGTCAAGAAGCATTTAGAAGAGGAAGTCTAACCAGTATATCCTTCGGTAAATTAACTACAGTTGTTGGAGGTGCTCAATTTGGTCAATGTGCTAATTTAACTCAGATTACTGGTTTAAATAATATTATAACCATTAATGATGAATTTTGTGTAGAATGCCCTAACCTTGAGTCCATAGACTTAGGGCAATCTTGTACTTCTATCGGAGATAGTACTTTTAGAAATTGTACTAAACTTACAAGTGTAGGTGACACTAGTAACGTTGTTACCATCAATAATAATGCATTTGCATCCTGTTCTTCACTTATATCTTTAAATTTAACTAATAAATGCAAAAAAATTGGTTCAGTTGCTTTTAATTCTTGTACAAGTTTAATTAGTATTGGGGATACGAGTGGAGTTACTAGTCTATCAAATAGTATTTTTGAAAGATGTTCTAGTCTATTATCAATAGACTTAAGTAGTATGACTACTATACCAGATTATTGTTTTAATCAAGCCAGTAGTTTGACTTCCATAATTACTACTTTACTTTTAACTTCTATTGGACAGCAATCATTTTATGGATGTACCAATCTTTCTACTTTGCCTAATTTAACCAATGTGACTAGTATAGGATCAAATGCTTTTGCAGGGTGTACTTCACTTATTGGAAATTTGATTTTACCTGAAGGATTAATTACAATGGGAAATGGTAGTTTTCAGTGGTGTAAATTTGATACAATTACTATACCATCTACAGTAACAATAGTAGGAGAAAATACATTTGAACAAAGAGATGTTATTGCCAGATGGGCTAAATGTTTAGCTACAACTCCTCCTACAGGAGCAGGACAATGGCTTTTTACTAATGGTGCTACTTATCCTATTTATGTTCCTGATGCTAGTTTGGCTACATATAAAGTTACTAGTGGTTGGTCTAATTTTAGTTCAAGACTTAAGGCTTTATCTAGTTTTGCAACAGATTTCCCTAATGGATAATTGAATATGGCTCCACGTTTTAAGTGAAACATAACAATGACGTTTAAAGTACTCATTATATCTATAATGATATTATAATGGAACAATAATTGTCATACAAATTAATGTATAATAATTGAAAAATAAAATAACTAATATGGTAAAAGAAATAAGAAATACAGATTCAGTACTTACTGCTCCTGAAAATAGAGAAGTGACTGGCTATGCTTTAATTTTTAATAGTGAATCTAACGATCTAGGAGGATTTACAGAAATAATATAGCCTCGAGCACTAGATGGAGTCTTAGATAATTCTGATATTTTATGTTTACTAGATCACAACGAAGATAGAGGTGTTTTGGCTAGATATAGAAATGGTTCAGGAAGTTTATCCTTAACGATTGATGAAAGAGGTTTAAAATACACCTTTGAAGCTCCTAATACGGTGTTAGGGGATGAATTATTAGAAGGTATTAAAAGAGAAGATATTACAGCAAGCTCATTCGCTTTTGTGGTTGGTGATGATAGTTGGACAAAAAGATCTGATGGTAGTTATCTGAGAACAATTAATAGCTTCTCACAAATTCTAGATGTGTCTCCAGTATATAGGGCAGCCTATGATGCTACTTCTGTTACTGCTGATACTAGAGGATTAGATTAGTTCAAAAAAGAAGAAAAAACAAAGCTAGATAATTATTACAATGAACTTAGAAAGGAAATTAAATAATGCCTAATACATTGGAATTAACAGACAAAAAAGAATAGCTCAAGATTAAAGCTAATGGGTTGTTAGATGGCGCATAGAAAGAATCTAGGAGATTAAATGATGACGAACAAAAAGAATTTGATTCACTTAACAAATAGATGGAAGATATAGATGTAGAAATGAGAAAGATAACAAACAATTTAAATAAAACAGAAAAAAGAACTATGAGTAAAGAAAAATTTTCACTGATAAAAGCTATTAATAGTGTAGCTAATGGCAAACCTTTAGACGAAAGATGTCAAAATGTGGTAGATGCCGGTAAAGCTGAAATGAGAAAATCTGGACAGTCTTATAATGGATAGATCGTTTTGCCTATAGAAGAAAGAGCAGCTATAGCAGCAACAGTAACTGGTGAAGGTATTGAAAATGTCGCAGAAGATAAATTAGGCATATTAGAACCATTAAGAGCTAATTTAGTATTGGCACAAGCTGGAGCACAATTTTTAACTGGACTTATTGGTGATGTATCAATTCCTGTATATTCAGGAAGTAACGTAACCTGGAAGGGTGAAACTAGTACAGCTGCTGATGGTGCAGGCACAATGTCAGAAGTATCTTTGACGCCAAAGAGATTAACTGCTTATGTTGATGTCTCAAAACAATTTTTGTTACAAGATAGTAATGCTGCTGACCAAATGTTAATGAATGACTTAGTTATGGCTATTACGAATAAGCTCGAAGCTACTATTTTAGGTTTAACTGCTGGGTCTACAACACAACCTGCAGGTATATTCAATGGAGTAACAGCTGATACTGCCGCAATTACATTTAGTGATATTGTAACAATGGAAACTAATTTGGAGAATAACAATGTATATGGAAACATTGCTTATATTGTAAATCCATCTGCTAAGGCTACATTAAAAACTACAGCTAAAGCAACTGGTACAGCACAATTCTTGATGGAAGACAATGAAATTGATGGTCTTCCTGTATATTCTACTTCTAGTGTTACAAGTAAAGGTGTTTTGATTGGTAACTTCGCTGATTATGTAATTGGACAATGGGGAGGAATTGATTTGACTGTGGATCCATATTCACAAGCCGCTAACGGTAATGTAAGATTAGTTGTGAATGCCTATTTTGATGCAAAACCAAGACGTAGCGCATCTTTTGGGGTAAAGATACTTGCTTAATCAATCTATAATTGTTAAGAGCTATGTATGTAACAGTATCACAAGCAAAGAAACATTTACAAATAGATGAAACTTTTACTAATGATGATTCTTATATATTAGAATTAATAAAAGTTGCAGAAGATGCAGTAGCCTTACATTTAGACATAGCTTTAGATGAACTACTAGTAGATGGCTTATTACCACCTACTGTAGTTCAATCTATTTTACTCTTAGTTGGTAATTTATATTCTAATAGAGAACCTGCAGCTTTTT